AGATACCGACACACGCAGGCGTCTCCAAACCGACTGTTTCGATATCAACCGAAATAGGGTCACCAAGCCCGTCGAGATACTCAACAGTTGTTCCAAGGTCGGCGTCGATCGTGAACGTGCGTGTAGGGTAATTGATATCCGGAGTGAGGGCTTCACGACGTGCCTTCCTTAGATCTCGTTCGATGATGTAGGTGATCGGCCACTCTCGGAGCGCGTGTGCCGTGTGATAAATACCCAGAACTTTTCTTCCGGGCAATAGAGTGCTTGGGACGATAGATCCGCGCCATTGCTCGATGGAACTCTTATTGGCGAGAGCATACAGTGCTTGGGCTCCGACGGCAACGAAGAGCGTGGCCGTAGTGCTGTTAAGTTCATCCCGCAAAGAGGGCAATACTTCATCAATCTCACCGACTGTGGGGACACTGTGCGTGTCGCTATAATCCTTGCGGACGTTCGTGACATAGCACTCGCTCCGATTCACGCCAAATAGACGCCAAAGTAGATCGCCCGACGGACCAGAAAAAGGTCGACCTGAGTCAACCTCGTCCTGGCCCGGTCGGGCGCCTACCACGGCAATCTGGCAATACTTGGTCCCGCTAGGCGGGACGATCTTGCCGTGCCGATATGACATCGACTAGCTCATGTGGCGCTATCAGGGCTGTCCCCAGCAGGATCAGGATTTGTATCCACGTCAGATTCCGCCTGACTCGCCAGATCGCGCGACACACGGTCCACCGCGGACCGCCAGAAGTCAGCATGTTTCTCAATTCCAATAAATCGCATTCCAAGCTGTGCCGCTGCCACCAGAGTGCTTCCGCTTCCAGCAAAGGGGTCCAAGACGACCTCTCCCACGACGGCGGACGCTTCGACGAGGTGCCTGAGTAGCGGCACGGGCTTCTCGACGCTGTGGATCTTCTTTGAGACTGTGTCATATTTTAGCACGTCGAAGGGTTGCGGCTTGACGAGCCCACGGCCCCGGTTCACCCAGAAGCACGGCTCGTACGTGTAGATCCAGGACCTATTCGGATCGCCGATGCCCGTTGTTTGCTTGACCCAAATGATTGGCACAGCTTCACACGAGCCAAAGTGCTTCCGGAGCATGAGATAGATCGGTTCGTATCTGGTCATGTGGAAGAACACGTACGCATGCCCGTCCTGCTTGAGGACTCGGGCAGCATGCAGGAACGTCTCGTCCAGCATATCCATTATTTCTTTGGGATTGTCTCCGTATCCTGCTCCCTGGGACTCAGCAAACTTGCTCGACGAGACTGGCGCGCCCTCGCGATACAGTCCAATGCCGTATGGAGGATCAGTGACGATGAGGTCGACTGCTCCTGCGGGCAGCTGTCGGAGGACATCGCGTGAGTCAGCATGGTAGAATACTCCAAGGCCCTTCCACAGAGCCTTGCGTATTGGCTGTCGCTGGAACCCGGCGGGTTTGGTTGCTCCTTCTTCGTTCTCGGCGTCAACGTCAAACTCCTCCTCGTCAACATCTGGTTCTGCTTCGAGTTCACTGGCCTGCTTGCGCTTCGCGAGTTCACCCCGCAGCTGCGTTTCCTTCAACCTACGATAACGCTTGAACGCGGCGCTCTTCGTCTTCTCCTCTAGGAGTTCGGGGAATTCGTAGAGCCCTTTGGCGAGCGCGAGGTCCATGGAGATAGAGCCGGTGGCCCGGTCGAGTTCCCTGGCCGCCTCTTCGATCCCGTATCCTCCCTCGAGCGCAAGGGGCGAGCCTTTTTCGCCGTACCTTTCTTGTTTCGCCGTGTACAGTTTGTAGAGTCCAATGACTTCCTCCTGCCACTCGAGGTCCTTGCGCCGGATGTTCTCCTCAAGCTCGATCTCCTGGCGCACGACTGGGTCGAGTTGCTCAATCCGTCGGAACGGGATGTTGTCCCACCCCAGGTGCTTCGCTGCTAGAATGCGCCTGTGTCCGGCGACTAGATTGTTTTCACCGTCCAGCACCACGGGGTTGAGCAGTCCGAACCGGGCCAAGGATGCAGCAAGCTCGGGGATGTCCCCAAATGTCTTGCGCATCCGGTTGTTGATCTTGATGTCAACGATTGCGATTCCATCATCCGGCATGCCGTGACTTCCTTTCCCACGGGTGCCCTTCGATCAGTGAACCGAGATGCTTTAGCGCCTTGGTTAGAGCCTTGGGCGATGGGAACATCTCAAGAGCTCCGTCCACGCGCTCCTCATCCTCGTCCGTTATCGCTTCGTGGAGTCCATCTAGTGCATCAACGACTTCTGCGAGCGTGTCTCGTACATCTGTGATGATAGTCAAGCACTTCTGATTCATGCGTCCTCCCCCATGGTGCCCGACGGCCCGTGTCAGGAGGGAGTAGGTTGGGGGCAACCTACTTGTTAGACCGCCGGGCACCACGCTTATGCTATGCCTTGCTGTACGGCGGAGTCACCTCGGCGCGGATTGCCGTCGGGTCGTTCTGGTCAGGCTTGTGGTTCACCGTGACGTACAGTTCCTTGCCAGGGAAGTCCTGGATGCTGAAGCCCCGCTCCCCCCACTCGATCTTGGCGGCCTTCATGAACCGCTTCATGTTCCACTGCGCGTTCGGGTGGAAGCTGAGGGTGAGGAACAACTGGCGCTTCTGGAACTTCTCCTCGACCTCGAGGGGGTTGAGCCTCACGTCGATGTACGGATACTCGCTGCCCTCCTTGTGCTTCTTCTGTGCCGACTTGATGCGGCACAGCTGGACGCCGGCGGGGACGGGCTCTGACCCATCGTCCACGTCGTCCAAGTTGATGTTGATGAAGTCCGCCTGATCCTCAATCTCTGCCATACGCATCCTCTCTGAGCGCTACCGCGCTCCGTTGAAGGCCGGCGAACCGGCCGGTTAACCTTTTTTATTTGAAGATGTCCGGCCCCGCAACGACTTCGGGATCGAGCCCGATTGACGTGCGCGCCGCAGCTCCATTAGCCGTGACGGTCTGGAGCTTGTACTTGCCGGAACGCTCCCTACCAGACAACCAATAGGCTTCGGTGAAGAAGCGAACGAGGTTATCACCCATTTGGCCGGCAACGGAAGGTCTGATAACATCTTGTTTAGTATCTTCATCAGTTCGTCGCTTCTCGTGGCAGAGGACGAGACGGTCACACGGCAGAGTGAGAAAGCCATTGAGATACTCCATCATGCCCGCGAGATATATGCCCCATAGACGCTCGGTCATGAACGAGACGCGATGCGTGTACATGAGCAACCGCTGCCAGTGGTCGCCGACGCTCGTAAGTGTATCTAGGATCACGCAGTCGTAATCGAGGCTACCAGATCTCGCGGCCTTTAGCAGCTCGTTCGTGACAGCAACTAGCCTCTCGTAACCCTGGGGCTTCTTGGCGGGGATCATGCCGGTCTGTACGTTCTTGGGGTCGGGGGACCAGGGAATGTCAATGCGATCGGGATTGCCCAGTGGCTCTTGTGGACTCCAGACGCTGATAGTTCCACGGTTGGGCAGGTTTCCCATCTCGTGAAGCTTTTGGTCCATATCGAGCCACAGCTTGCGCTTACTTGGATGATAGGCCGCTAGCGTAGTCTTTCCGCTTCCTGGAGGCCCATAGAACAGATACGAGCGCCCGAGTGCAGTCGACTCGCTTGCGTGCTTGACGTTATCGAGTTCGGCCATAGTGCTCCCTTAGCGCCTCTAGGATCTTTAGGGACGTCCGAATCCTTGAGACTGCTAGCCAGAACTGTCCCGTAGTCATTAAGTTCTTCACGGGCACGTTTGGCAACATGCTTGTTAGGTCGTGCGCTCGGTCTTCTAGGACCCCGAGTTCTCTTCGCTCGTCTTCCTCGGCTCCCATGGGACTACCTCATAGGCGGTGCGCTTCAGGTGCTCCCGCGTTTGGGCTGCGGCGATGCACAGCGGGTAATATTCGCAGATTCGATTATATGCCCCACACGCGAAGGGCGCGCTCTTTGGCCAGAAATTAAAGGCGCGCATGCTCGTGATCTGTTTCGCGACATAGTTAACCTCATCTTCCCACCGCTCAAATTCCTCGGGTGTACGGTGCGTGTAGATGCGTGCGAAGCTGTTGTCGTCGATCTTGGTGGTCACACGAAGGGCGTTGCTTAGGGCACTGTTGATCTCATGGCCTACGAGCTTGCTGGCGCCTCGCATGTACCCAGTGAACTGGCCCGACAGCTTGAAGCCGGCGTCGAAGACGACGCCGAATCGGGTGGTGGTCTTGTGATCCACCGTCATGGGCGTCCCCTCGTAGTCGATGATCAGGTCGATCCGACCGATGTAGAGGAAGTCGCCGAAGGTGAGCTCAAAGCTTTTCTCAACGGCCAGGACCTTGAAGGGCTCGCGGCGCCACTTAGCTAGGTACAGCGAGAGTAACTCAAGGCCGCGGTCGACCGTACGGATCTCCTTGAGATCGTCGGGATTGTCGCGGTAGTTCGCTAGGAACTCGGCTGCGATACGTATAATTGGGACACCCTTGCAACGGAAGCAGCCTTCGTTGCACAGGGGACACGGCACCTTATCGAAGCCGGTGCCGCGATAGAGGGCCTCAAGCGCCTTGTGAATCGCTCCGCCGAACATTAGGGCAGAGTCGCGCTTGCGGTCTATGGGAACTAGATGTTCTTCGTACCGATATGCATACTTTTGGGGGCAGAGGTGGAACGTTTCTATTTTGCTGTTGTCCAACCAAGATGCGTCCATATTGACCTCGCTCTGTGTCAAGGACGATAGGTTAGTCGTCTGTGCCGAGGGCCTCCCGGATCTGGTCGATGTTATCGTTCATATCTTCTACACAGTCGGCGCAGATCGGGCCGAACACGGTGGTGATGACGAGGGGCGCGACCTTACCGCACGACTCGCAGATCTCCTCGGTGGAGGCGTTGAGCCGAACGTAGAGTTGTGACGCGAGCCACTGCATGTCGAACACTGGTAGTTCAACGTGACCGCTCCAATCGAGTAACTCCATCTCACGTAGAATCTTCTTCGCTGTGAGCATGGGCGTGACCTCTATTTGTACCAACGGCCGCGTTTGGTATCGCTTCGACCAAACAGGCGTCTGGCCTCGTTCTCTTGTTCTCTTTTGCATTGGCGGCAGTAGCGGGTTCCGTTTGGGCGATTTGCTTGACTGTCTGCCCAGAGATGCCCGTTCCTACAATACTCGTCTAGGCGAGATTTGTTGAGCCAGCAGTTTTCTCGATGCGAGGTAGGTACCACGTGTAAGACACACAGTTGTTTGTGGCATTCGTGATGTAGCTCGCTTACTGGTTCGTCAAGGTGTTGGATTCCGTAAGCGTAGCGGTGGGCTAGGAACGAGCGACCTCGAGCATAGAAAAAACCATAACCGGCGCTTTGCTTGGGACCTGCCCATAGCCAACATGGTCCTGTTTTGTCCACGAGAGACCAGAACCGTTCTTGCTCTGTCATAGTTCCTCGTCTTCAAAAAAACGATCGCGCCAGGTCCGTTTGGCTGGGTCTTTCGGCGGTTTTCGTTCATCTAACCTTTTGGGGGACTTGGGCTTGCTACTTGGGACGCGGACGTTCTGCAGTTCGGAGATCGCAGAAATAAGCTCCGCGTCTGTCATCTCGTCCAAGGGTTTAGCCATGCGGAGCTGCCTTTCTAATCCTCGGTAGTAGTGAATCTCCCTTGTCGTTGTGCCCTGTGGGCGGGGGCCGTTATGTGTCTTCCACAGGATCATGATAGGGAATTATCTCCCGGCTTCACCCTATCAACTGGCGCTGCCGACGTTAGCGGCTCTAGCCCTTCGGGAGGCCACTTCGCGATCAGAGACCGAGGGACTCGAGGTACTGCGCCCGCTTGCGCTCCTTGGGCTCGGTATCGGCTTCCTTCTGCAGCTTGGCCCGCTCGACGCCCTGCAGGTACACAACGTGGGCGTTGATGAAGCGCCTGAACACGGGCTTCTCACCGAGTAAGGCGACTGCATCGGCGAGGGACGCGGGGAGGTCGGCGGAGAAATCCTGTTCGGACTTATCGTCGCCCTTCCCGGTGCTGACCTTGAGGGTCACGGTCTTGATCTGCGCCTGGTGCTTGTCTGGAACACTGATCTGGCTCGCCATATTCATCCTCCTGTTGGGCTCTTTCTGGTCATTTCAATTTCTGAAACGCCATTAACTAGGCCCATGATGATTATGCAAGAATGAGGCCACTCCGTCACGGTCGGCCTTTGTAAGATTTTCAATCCTCACCGGATCAGGGGACGCAGAATGGTATGCTGTGCACGCAAGGCTGCCTTGAGCCTGTCCACATCTGCGCGCAAGACTGCGTTCCCGGTAAGATCCGGGTCAATTGCGAGTTCAGGTGTGAGGTGAGCGTCCTGCCAGGTCGGCGGACGCTTGAGTGCCACAGTGCGAACCGCGGCGCCGGTCACAGCGGTGCGGACGCACCGATGCAACTGCGTGACAAGCTCGCGCCTGGCGGAATCTAGCTCAGACTGTATCCACGGTGCGTGTAGCCCACAGATGGTCTGAGCTAGATTCCAGAGTTCTAATTGTGCGTTATGATAGCGCTGTCGTGCCTCAGGTGAAGCATGACGGCCAGGGGGGTGCTGGTATTGTCGCGCAAGTTCCTTGAACCTGGCGACGGCGATTGCCAGTTCGCATGGGTCATTCGTTAGCTACTCCTCGTTCGTTGAGGACCACGTCGTCATCCACATTTGAACGTTGTGCTAAGCTGCTCCACGATACTTTAGGAATGCCTGGTGGGCTCCTTCAACTCCAAATAAATCAATCACCTCCTTCATGCTGATCGTGAAATCTAGGCTGTCGCGGGCGGCGTCGTCCTCGAGCAGCCACTCGAACATGTACTTTGACACCTTATTTATAGCTACGCTGCGTGTGCGCCACCCATCGCGTGTGAACGTGACCATCTTCCCGAAGACGGACCACGCCCACTCGCGACCGATGGCATCAATGAAGATGCCCGCGTGAGGCACGTAGCTCGTTACGCGGACTTCTCCGTATTCACGCAGCGCCCTAGTAAGGGCTGCTTCGCGTCGTACCATTTCAGCAACTCCAAGCCATCTGGCGTGAGATTGCCATCGTGAGTCATCAACTGCCTGTGTATGCAGAGGGCTCTTGCAACCTCCGTTGTGGCTTTGTCGTGGTTTCGTGGCTGTTTGCGTAACACCTCAACCTCCTCAGGCAAGGCGACCCTAGAGGTCGCCTTGCACCACTTGTAATTTAGGACTCGGTACGGATTCATGAACAGTAATGCGGATCTCTTACGGCCATGCAGCGTGGGGACTGCGATGATAACTCGGTTCCTGATGCTGACACGTCGTCCTCTGCGGTAATGCATTGTGATCATGCTTGGGGTTGGGTACAGCATTGCCATCCGATAGCGGATGTGCGAGTTCCTGCCGGACCAAGGCCCCATGAGGAGGACGGTCTTGGTTGGGACTAGCCACAGGTATCGTCCGTTGTACCCCACTTCCTGGCACAGATCACGGATGAAGGCTGTGGGCGAGTCAAGCCATTGCCGCCGATAGATGCGTTCGACGTTCACATCCAACCTTTCTGCCGGGCAATCCAATCGCTCATAACGATCCTGCCCCGGTCGCCCTCGTTCCAGACTTGGTTCGCGCTGGCGTGCAGCTGGGACTTCGGGACCCACTGGGGCATGATGTTGTTGGGGAAGCGCACTAGGAGTGCTCGCTCGGATTCGCGTACCACAAGCACGTCGTCGCAGCACATCCAGCTGGCGGCGTACCTGCGCAGCACAATCTTGCCGTATTCCTCCCTTGGCTTCTCGCGGAAGGGGCCGTCGCCTCGAGGCTTTTCGCGCTCTTGGCTGAATGACGGGCCGCCTTGGCCTTTGAAGATGTTGTCAAGATACTCGTGGGAAGCCTTTAACACGAGCATCTGCTCGTGGCTACCGCCCGCGTCGGGATGATACTTGCGTGTAAGCGCGCGGTAGCCTGCTTGAATGATCTCAAGAACCACGGCTTTGTCCCACGTGGGGTTAGGCACGGCATATGTCCTCGAGGTCTTTGAGGATCGCTTTGTAACATGCGTCGCGTTCCTCAACGGTTAGCTGCAAGATCTCTGCTTCCTCGTCGGAGTCAAAGACCCGATATTGTAGAACAAGCGCGTCGGGGAGCGGCTCGCCGTCAAGGTCACAATCGCCATCTTGAATATAGAGATCGTTGACCTGGATAACGGCGGGCCGCCCCCGAAGGACGATTGGGACTTCGAACGAGATGTAATAGCCCCAATCGGTCATCGCTCGTTACGAACCTGTTCGTACGCGATTCTACCCTTGTCAATCCGCACCGCGTACCCGCACTTCTGATCCGCACATGCCCAAGCTTTCCAGAGGACTGCGGCTTGCTCGCCGTAGTCGGAGAGCGGCAACAACGGTTGCTTCTTGCACTTTGGGCAGTCAGGCAGAATCGTAGTTCCCATCACCCTCACCTCCACTATGCCGAGAAGAGTTCGCGGAGCGCGTCCTCTAAGCGGG